TAATTCTGCATGGTATATAAATGCTTCTACTTTATTCTTTTTCGTCATGTGCTGTCTCCCTTATTTTTTCAGCTAGTGCTTTGGCTGTAGCAACGTTAAGACCTAGTAACTGATGTAAGTTAAGAGGACGTCGATACGATTGGCCATTAAGTGTAATTAATAAATATTCTTTTGTTATGGTTGCGAGGATGTCGTTAGGACCCAACTCTATACAAGAAGGTGGCTCCTTTTTCTTTTTCATAAACTCTCTCTCGGCTTTAGTTATGTTGGTCATTCTTTTTCCTTTCCATATATTCTAAAAATAAAGCAAGACTTATTAATATGGTAAATAACCAAAACGTAAACTTAATAATAAACCATTGAAAACTATGATGAGCTGATTCTAAAGCAGCACCAACGTCTATCTCACTCGTTTGTTTCACTATCTCTTCTAGCACACCACATCTCCTCTACTTTTATAATTTCAAGATTACCGTCCATGTCATAACCGGTTCCTATCATGTAGGAAGGGCATGGCTCTGGTGAAGCGGGCGGCGCAGCCGGCGCGCTCACGCTGATTAAGAATACTAAAGTGTTTAATAATGTCATTTGAAGGACCTCGCGTTTTTGATACATGATCTTTTTAATCGTATGGCAAACTCATATATTGTTTGCTCTGGTTCAATAAGTAGGTTTTTATTCTCCTCTAAAACGTCTACTAGCCTCTGTACAGCGTAAAATTGATCTGTAGATATGTTAGAGCAGTCTATATGTTTATCTTGTTTAAAGACCTTTAAATCTTTTAAATCTTCATCGTACTTAACATTATCTCGTAACGTTAAGTTTTTCTGCCACTTGGGACTTTTTATATTAACTTTGCTTGTTTTCATTGTTTGTCTCCCTATATATTAAATATTATTATTAATTCTATTGATATAAATCCGATGAGTATCAACCACAATACCATCATAAACTTAGTTTGTTCGTCCATTGTATTCTCCCTTCTTTAGACAGACAGGTGTCTTGTACTCTCTTTTACACCTTATCTTGTATTTTCAGTCTATTCGTCTATTAGCATCTGATAGTAATGACCGTAACTTCCTTTAACTACGGAAGGTAAGTGTGCAACCCAGGCCATTGACTTAGATGTTAAAGGACTACGTTCTAGATTATCTGATCCATCCTCAGCACAACCAAAAGGTTTGTCATGTGCTAATGATGTATTAATCCAATGAATAAAATCTTTTTCGCCCATAACATCGTCCTTTTCCCAGTTAATCTTAATCTTATCAGGATAGGTATTTTGAGTTATATGGCATGTCTTCATTGGCCACCAAGTAGGAGTTGGAAATCCAGTTCTCATTGTCGCGTAATGATCAAAACCATTTTGACTTGGAACTTTCTCTAATATAAACTCCATAGGTAAAACAGATTCTCCAGAATCATATTTAACATTTAATGCTTGCATAATACTCCTTTATGTAAACCATTAAGTTTAAAATATATAATTATTAAGTTTAGGTCAAGTAAATAAATAAAATGTATATGTTTAGTTTTTGGTGAAAATGGTTCATAAAAAATGGTTCATATGTATGAACGAAGGGCCTCTATGAACGAAACGTCCTTGTAAGTTATTGTAATATAAGGCAAAGAAATAATATTTCGTTCATGGTTCATAGAAGCGTCCATGAACGGTTTACTTCTTATAAGTTATTGAATTACAATGATAATTATTATTTTGTACTTCGTTCATGGTTCATGTATATTATATATATAGTGGGGCGTATGAACGCCCCCTATCTATAAAGTAAATAAAATGGAGACAACCTATGAGCGCTAAAACAAATAAAGCAAATTTAGATTTACTTATTACTGATCCAGAGTCAGCACAAAGCAAGTTGAATGAGATGCAAAAGAAGTTTGTAGATTTATTTTGTGGAGCAGATGATTTATCGCAGACGGAGTCTGCCCGTCTTGCCGGGTATAAGTATCCATCCTTGTCGGGCCACCAGTTGATGCGTAAACCTCATGTAGTGGCATGTATTGAAGAAAGACGTAAAGAGATATCACATAGGTATAAAGTAACTCTAGACAGAAGCTTTCGGGATTTAAAGTACATTCGGGATCGGGCTATGGAGGACGGATCCTGGACGGCGGCTCTCAAGGCCGAAGAGTTAAGACTTAAAGCTGCTGGATTACTTGTAAACAAATCAGAAGTAAGAACAGGAAGTATTGATGCTATGAGTGAAGATGAGATTCGGGCTGAGTTATCCAGACTCTCGGAAGAGGCATCTAAAAATACTGTTGTATTACCACCAGAGGCATTTGAAGATATTACTGAGTCGGGTTCAAGTGACAACTTAGACGAGTCGGGTCATGCACTCCACCCAGACGACAACGACTGAAAGGTTTAAAAAGTAAGACATTCGGGATTTCCCAATAAAAAAAAGAGATTAAAATTTAACCTCTTTTTATACTATTCGGGTTCTATTGCAACCTCTTATTCGGGTTTACTGTGCCATTTACCAGATAATTCATCAAAGTATAAATTTTTTAAGGGTCTACTGTTGCCGCCTGTATGCGACATCTTCTTACCCTTACTTTTTCGGGTCTTACCTTCAATCAATTTCTTAGCCATTATTCTTCTCCATCTACTTTATCGTTTAAAAGGTCGCATAAAGAATATCTTCCTACTGTTTCGGCTAACGCACAAGCATAACCAATGTGATAATTTCTTTGCTCCCAAGTCCAATTATTAAAATCTCTACGAATATCTTTAATTGAATATAATAATTCATCTTTTATCGATTGTTCACTTTTCATTATTCCTCTCCATGCCAAACTAACTGCTCATTATCTATCAACTCTTTTAAATAGATTATAACATCTTCGTCTGTAGGGTTATTATCAAATTCTAATTCAATTATAATTCTAGCCATTATTCTTTTCCTTCTTCTATTTGAAATTCTGCATTATAATTTCCTATTCCATTTTGTAAAATATCATTTTCTAAATGTTCACAGGCTTTTTCCCAGTTTTCAATATCTATGTGTGTACTAATAGTTATGGTGACTGTCACTTCATGTTCTATAAATTTTTCTTCCATTAATCCCACTCCACTGCATCTCCTAAATAATCAAAAACTATTTCTGATTTTACTTTTTTACCTCTATCTTGAAAATAGCCTAGTATCTCATCATCAGACCAATCTCCTTCATCCCATTCTTTTGATACATCATCAGGTATATCTTTATCAGGTATTTCCCAAGTTATTTTATAAGTTCCTGTTACTTTAGCCATTATTCTCCTCCTATTAATTTTGCATCTTGTGTGAAGAAATCTCTGTGAAGAATATCTTGCTTGTACTCTTTAGGATACTCTGTGCCACCATACTCCTCTACTAAGGTATATGCTTTCTTTAATGCGTCTAGCTCGTTGTCTGCCTCAATCTCTATAGACATACCTTCTTCAAAACTAATTCCTACTTTCCATTTACTCATTATTCTTCTCCCAAATTAAGCATTTTTAAATAGTCTAATCCCAATTGACTAACAGGTAAATCAGGGTCGTAATCTTGTAAATTCCTTAATTCAAATATTATAGAATATGTAGGATAATCTTCATTTTGAATACAATCTAATTTACTTACTATAAGATTTTTACCTTCAATATCTAATTCAATTAAATATTTTTCATCATCAGTTTTTAAATAATATTCCATTATTATTCTCCCGATACTTCTTTAACATAGTATTCCATCCAACCTACGCCTGCATTTACACCCCACAGAAATGCTTCTAATTTATCTTGAGTATCAAATCTGTAGGTTTTAGTAACTTGATTATCTAATCCAACTAAATCTTCACCCCATGTAATTGTTGTAAAGTATTCACCTTCTTTAAATCCATCTTCAATCATTCTTTTCTTGCTCCTCTAATTCATTTAAAAATTGATCTATGACGACAGCTACATAATTTGGAATATCATAAATATCTTCTTTTTGATCATCGTCCCATGTAACACTCATATTCCAGCCCATTATTTTTTTACCCATTATTGTTCTCCTATATTTTCTTCCCATTTAAGGGCATTGTCTGAAAATTCTCTTAACTGAATTAATACTTCCTCTGCATCAAACCCTCTATCAAAAGCATTATCACCAAAAGCTATCTCATAAACTTCTTTTATAAATTGTTGCCACTCTTCATTCATTATTCTTCTCTCTCTAATTCTTCCATAAACTCGGGATTATCATCCCATAACTCGTTAATCCTATCATAATCAATACTGGCCTTCTTTAAGGTAATTGATCTATTGTAACCATCCACGACTGTATTTGCGGGTTCATCTATCATTTTAATAATCCCGCTTTCAATGAAGGTATCAACAAAATATCTTCCGTATGACCCCTCTAATTGTAAAAACAATCCACTATTATATTTTTCTAAAGCATCTTCATATACGTTCATTTTTTACTCCTCTAATTATATAACTAGCGAAAGAAGGCTATTGTTTGGGACACAATTTAATGGCTTTCCCCTTTCCTCCTGTAATTCTACAGGACTGCTATACCAACCTTCTTTCTGTCCGAAAGGCTAATAGGTTCTATAGTATTATCTTTCACCGACCTTTCACCTTCGTATAGCTCCCACTAGTAAGTAAATTGCATATCAGGTGCGACCTGATGGAGTATCTTTTTAAACACTTACCCCTAGATTTCAGTGTCCTTACTAATGGGTATCCTAGCTAGGATAATTCTTTATAACTTGGCATTGATAGGTAATCTTTTCGGGAATACTTTTAATGGGTTTTCTCCTTATTTTAAGGGTTACACCACGGACTCTCACCGCCTCTCCCAACCAAGTTAATTCTTTTTTACTCCTCCTCTTTTGTTTCGGGATAGTTAAATTCCGTAATCTTATCTAAAGCATAAGGTTTTATGTCACTGTTAATAGATAAAAATAGTTTAAAATCTTCTGCATTCAATATTCCATTATTAGCATTAATTTCTTGTACTAATCTTTGCGCCCTCTCTAAATCACTTCCATAGGTTTTCGGGATTCTTAAAGGGTCAAAAACATCTGTCCCATCTGTGACCCAATAATGGCTATCGTCACGACATGAGGCGCAGATAATATATCTTCCTCTATTGTCTTTATGATTTTCAATAATGAATGTTGCTGAATTAAATCCTCTATAAAGATTTATTACTTTTTCCTCTGATTTATTATTATGCATGGTTATCTCCTATAATTGGTTATCTTTTATTCGAGTGTTAATTTCGTCATTAATTGTTCTTAATGTTCGGGCTTCTAACTCACTCGGGTTCGGGATTGCCTCCAATCGATATTTTATTGAAAATAATTCATATGGATTTTTTCGGGATATCATAACGCTGTCATTTTTATCTAGCATAATTTTCTTGCTCCATTTTATCTCTAATATATTCTTCCGCTTCTTCGGGAGTCTTATTCGGGTTCTTTTTTAAATACTCTTCAACCCTCCATTCAATTTGTTTTTCTTGCTCTTCTATGACCCAATCAGTAAATTTTACACTCATATCAACGCCCCCATAATTGAAATTAATAAACATATAATAAACGGCACTAATAAAAGTTTTAACGTTATTATATTTATTTTATAATTTTGTTGTTTTGTTAGTCTCATTTTACCACCCTTAATGTAATACTATTGCAACGTTGTTTTTAAGAACGCCTTTTGAATTTGTTTTATTGTACTCGCTACCGCTACATAATTGACACGTTGCGCAAGTTTTAACCCGTCCCGCTTCTTTTGATGCGGGGCATAAAATTTCTTGCCCCTTAACAATTTCATTTACATTGTTAATTGTTCTAAAAGTTCGGACGCCTTGCGCCCATGATTTAAATGCTTGTTCTATTGTTTCCACGCTCTTCATAGTTATATCTTGATAACTATCTTTCAAATCATGTTGGTGGCTGTATCCCGTATGATGGACGCAATCATCTAATAATAAATCCCATATTTTTCGTGGTACGCTTGCGGGGTCGCCATATGTCCCCAATCTTACAACACGCCCGCGCCCTAGTTCTTTTATTTGGTCGCTTGTTGCTATTGGATACGCGCCTTTTTTATATTGCTTATATGTTATTAAAACGCCTTGCCCTAAATTAACATAACACGCGCGGTTCTTTGCGGTCGCTCTTGTTGGTTCGTTGTGCGGTTCGCCTTTTAAAGGACAATTACCACAAATTGAAAAATCCTCGCCCGTTTTGTTAGCCTCGCGCGGGTCGATATTTTCTCTTAAAATGTACGTTTGTACCATATTACCCGTTTTAGTATTTCTTGACTTAGCTAAGGCAATAACTACAATTGGTTTTTTATCTAATAAAGATTTTCCTTTATAAATTATATAGCCGTTTGGTTTTTTCATTATCTCACCTATAAACTTAAAATTTAAAAAACATTACCTTTACTTTATAGCAATAATCGGCATCGTTTACAATACTAAAATAATATATTATTTATTATTATATTTATTAGATTTTTTTATTTTTGTTTATATAACTATATATTATTAAAACCCGCCTTTATTATATTAATTAAATATCTAAACCAAAACCCGCCCGCCCGCCCTCGGGCAAAAATAAAAACGAGGCGGTTTAGGTTCTCGGGTTCTAGTTCGGGTTTAAGTTCGTTAACTAAAACCGCGCGCGCGTTGGGGTCGGGGTCGGGGTTATTAATCCCCGCGAGGGTTCGGGTCGGGGTTCGGGTTCGGGTTCGGGAGGCCAAATATAAATGAATTTTGCTAGGGTTAGTGTTAGGGTTAGGGTTTTATATATATAAAAAAAATCCAAAAAAAAACGCCCCCGCAGGGGCGCTTTCCCACTCTAGAGAGAGAGTTCACTCTTGACGGAAACCGTCAAACCATCCCGCCTCTGGATCGTGAGTATCTTCACGTAGGCAGTGTTCTTGCGCTTGATCTAAGGATAAACCAGTCTGAATGACTAATTCATCCTTGTGAGGATCGGCATAAAATCTAACTATTGAATATGTATTTGCAAAATCCATTAAATCGCCTCCTTCATGCATTGGTCAAGTTCTTCGTAAATTTCTAAAAGAACATGCTTATTAACTTTTCGTAAATCTAACGGCTTGCCGTTTTCATCCTTAACTGGTGGGATGTTGTTTTCCTCAAAAAAATCTATTAAAAATTGACGTGCCGTTTTCAATGGTGCGGGCGCGTGCCTTGATAATTTCATTTTACATTTAATCCACATAGACAATGCCATTTTTTGCATGCTAAAATTGACGACGCCACGTGGAACGTGACCGCCGTCTATCTGAATTGTATTTTCTAAACTTGTATCTAATTTCATAAAAATTAATAGGGGAGTTATTAGCTCCCATATCCCTCCATATTTTCTAAAGTATTTAATATATGCGATACTAAATCTAAATGAACTTGCGCCTGATCATATCGTTGGACTTGTTGGAGTTCTTGCGCCCATAAAATATGATGGCGAAGACTTGCGCCTAGTTCTTTAGGGGTTGATAAAATTCTTTCCAATTGTTCTGGAGTAAATTTTTGAATTTCCCTTGTTTTGATTTGTTCTGGTAATTTTACTGTAGTCATAATATTTAAAGGGAGGGTTATTAGCCCTCCCAATTTCCCTATAATTTTATTTGTAAAGCTTCTTCAAGATTTTTAACGTCATCACTACCGTATAAAGTAATCTCATATGTTGAGGTGTTATTAATATCACCGTATTCATGACTGGTAATTTTAATAGTACGAGTATAAGAAGGCTCTCTATCTTCTTTGCCATCGCTCATATTTCTATTATCAGAAATTTCTAATTTGGATACTCTCCATATTGTTGTATTTATCATAATATTTGTCTCTCTCTAATGTGAGCCAGTAAAATCACCAGCTCTTCAATACCTAATTAGTGCATATAAATATAATAATGTCTAGTTTTTCTGTTTATATAATTATAAAAATAATTAATTTTTTACTTGACAAAATTAGAGCGCCACACAGGAACAGTTTTTGTTTTTATGGTTTACAAATTACAGAGAGGGTCTACAGGTACCCTACGGGCTTGTACGGGATTCTCAGCACGCACCCACACCCCACGGGGGGGAGCTACTAAGCGGAGAAGGACGCGTTATAGTCCCCGCTTAGTAGTGTTTCTGCCAAATAATCACCCCAATTTGCAAAATGGGTCCCTAGAGGGG